CCAAGATGGAAGGTTATAAAGCCCACGCGCTGGCTGCTGAGCGGTTGCGCGAGGACGAAGAGGAAGAGTGGAGCCTGTTACAGGCCCACCACCTTATTGAATCGCACGCCGCCAAGCGCCGAGTTGTCCCCGCACCTGTGGCAGTCCTACCAGCTGCTTCGGTTCTGGAGGCCTCAGGCAAGATTGATCCCATCATTCTTTGTGACGACGAGAAGTTCACGCTTTGTGACACCCAAGAAGGATTTGAGCGTTTTAAAGCGTTGATGGATGTACAGTCACAGCAAGCCGTGCGTGACCACCATGAGGAGGTCCGGAAACTTCTGGCATACACTGCTTCACAGCAAAAAGGCGCCAAACCGCGCAAGCCAGGCTCTTACCCCGTGTTGGAATCCCACATTCCGGGCTCCACGCGACAGGTCGAACCTCGCAATGTGGGTGTGGTGTCCTTGGCGCGAGGAGCCCGCAGGCACTGCGTCGTAGAACCCTACGGCCAAAGTAAAGAACCTCTTTTGTGTGTGATCACCATACGGCATTGCTACTCGGACGAAGCAGAAGATTTTGTCGACGGGCCTGCGGCTTTAGGTGAAGACATTGCTGTGTTGTTACGCAGCGATGTGGGGGAACTGAAAGGCAAGGTTGTGTCTATTTTTGCACCTGAGGGTAAAGATTTGCATTTTATGTACACAGACATCCCTGCAGGTAGCGTTCCCCTAATGCGCCGTTCTCGCAACGCCCCCAAGAACGGCCAAGTGCTTGTGTGGACCTGCCACCCTGATGTGGCAGGCGTTGATCAGTGGGGGTTGGCACCCGGGCAGTTTGTCGGGATTGATGAATCCCACGTGTACTACACTGCCACTACCATGGCAGGTGATTGCGGTGCCCCCATATACAACCACCAGGGGCAAGTGGTGGCCATCCACACGGATGGTGGCACCATTTTTGAGGGGATCCGTTGCAACGCCGGATTGCTGATAGGTGACAAGCCTCCACAACCCAAAGCAGGATCATGCGTGCTGCCTCCATACAAACCTCGCCCAGTTGGCCTCAGTTTGTTGCAGGCTACGCGCGGTACCACTTTGGTGTCCAAGGCTGTTGCCCAGTTTCGCGGGCGGGAGCAACTCAAAGTCCAAGGGCTACGTCCAGATAAGAACCACCAAGGCCTTATTCCTAAGCACATTTGGGCCAAACCTTCCACCGCCATGAACCATTTGGAGGTGCAAAAGTATGGTATGCCCACTAAGTGTAAAATGGACAAGGCGTTGTGGCAGCAGGCTTGCACCGCTGCCCTGCTGTATGACGTATATTCAGGACCCTGTGAGACACCCTTCATTGAACCCACAGCTATCTCTTTGCTCAAGACCCTGAACGACATGGACTTGGAACGGTCGTCAGGGCCCTCGGGCGAATCCCTCAAGGCCACTGAGTACCTCACCGTCCTCGGTCAGGGGGACTTGTTTGAGGGGAAGCTAGTGCTGGTAGAGCGCGTGCAAATTTTGTACAGGGCCATCCTGCGTGCAGGGCCACAGCAGGATTGGAGTGCGCTCAACGACGAGGAATTGGAGGTGGTTACATCCTGTGCCACCTGGCAAGTCATCGGCAAATTGGATGGCTACAAGTTTAAGAAACTTCCAGCCCATGACCCTCCCGGATCCGGGAGAACAATTCAAGCTCCTTCTTTGGAACTTAAAGTGTTGTGGAAGTGTTGCTTTGGCTTCAACGATGACCTCTGGGGGAAACGAGACAATTGGATTCATTCCGGCGAAGACTTGGACATGCCCATCACCCATCACCACCGATCCATGCTGGCACGAGCTCTCGGGAGCATTGCCACTGACATGACGGGGTTTGATCGTGAGATGATGGACTTCATGATCGACAGTTTCTTCACCCGGCATTTGTCAGCGTTGAACCCAGGGGTGCCTGAGCCGTTGCTCACATACCTGGCCATGGTGACTGTAGCAGGGCCATTGCTGATGTCCGACGGCATCATGTACACCAACCGCAAGAGAGGGAACCCATCCGGGTTTATGAACACCCTTCGGTTGAATTGCTTTGCCCACATCGCGTCGATAGCTTACTTCGTTATGCACAGGCGCCAGACTCGAGACCCTGAAGAAGTGGCACAATTTATGTCGCAGTCCCTCCACATACAAATTTGTGGGGACGACTCCCGCATATTTGCCATGGATGAGGAAGCTGTTGCGTTTCTGGATCTCACCAACGCTGGAGCGGAGTACATTCGCGATTGGCAAGACCATTCTCCGTGGGACATGAAACTGGAAGGGATGTGTTATTTTGATCCGACTGATAGGCCATCTTTCGAACAGCGGCTGTACCAGTTCCCTCCTATGGTGTCCCGTCGGTATATCCTCGTTGGAGGTGTTGTTTTCGAGCCGCTATACAACATCTCAAGACTTTTTAAGCGGTTAGCAAGCTCTGAGAGGCGCGAGCCCGCCGAGGAAGAGGCATTGGTTCAATCCGCTGCCATGACGTGTGCCCTGCACATCTATTGGCAGGTCACTTCCCAGTTCTACTCGCCGGCCATCTCCTATCTGCTGCGGGAGTTTCTCGTTCAGAGGGGTGGCAAGGTAGCCTATGAAAACATCTTCCGCCGCATAGCGAAGTTGCATGGGCATATCCCCCGGCAGAGGGCTCCAGCTGGAGGCCACGACGTGGCTTCCAGTAGTGGGGTGAGGTAAGAGCCATCAGAGTATGCGTGTCAGCGGGTTGTGAGCGCCCGTAACGCCGGTCGGAACCCGGGGCTGTTGACACCGCACCACGGCTTGGGAGGGTGGGTTGGGTGAAATAGCACAGATGAACAACAGAAACCGCTCTCTTGCCACAGTCACTTCCCGCACCCAATCAGCGGGCCTTTCTTCTCTTGCACTAGCTTTCGTGCTCCCCCATGAGCACAAGCCCATGCGCCTCCCCGTCGTCCCAGCTACACTTACTGCGTTGTTGGACACCATGACGGATGACACGTATCCTGTCTCAGACAAGGAAGCAAGACGTGCCTTTTTGTGCCGTGACCCCGCCTACCCACTGTGGGTCGAGCGGTCTTGTTATGGCTTCGCCAATTTCTTGAGCGGCACGTTCACGCTTCCGGCGAGGGTCAACGAGTCGTTGCCACTGCCCATCTGGGACCAGCAAACTACTATAATCAATTCCCCCACCCTCGATGGAAGAATCATCAATTCTGGTACTGCAGCCGACATGTTCGTGCTTGGTGATGCCCCGGGCACTCTTGCAGTGTTTGTCCCCCCAAATAGTCAATTCTGCATTTGGGCGGGCAACACAGGAGGTGCCCCGGCCGGATCCAGCGTTCGTGCTGAGATCAATTACCGGGTGGGAGGGGAATCTTTCACCAGTTTGTTGGCGATGGTCCCAAATGGGCTTGGTGACTACCAGTTTGTCGGGGTCGCTGGCTCTACATCAGTTGGCACTGGAACCATTGTCGAAGGCATCATCCCTATTGGGTTTTGCTACTTGACTGCACTGCGCACAGGGCATACCACCGCCCCCTTGGGGGCTTCTGCGTCCTTGTTCATGGGCTGGTCCACCTCTGGCACTGGTTCTACTGCTTACACTGCACCAGCTGGGCCTGCGACGGTGTTTACACCTTTTGCAATGCCACCCGAGTTCAACAACTCCACGTTGCCTTACGGCCGCACCCGCCTGAATTCTTCAGCCGCTTTGTTCACCAATGTCACAGCGGCGTTGTCCAAGGAAGGCACTGTGCTGGCTGCTCGGCTCAAACCTGCAGTTGTGGACCCGTGGAATTTCACCGTCAGCCACATCAACGCTGTGCATCCGTCTTTACGGTATTTTGGACCCCTCGAGAAGGGACTGTACACGTTCACCACACCCAGTGGGAACGTTGATGATTTTTCAGACTGCTGGGCAACCATGCCTTCAGTGTCCACATACAACGCTTCTGCCAAGCCCTTGTTCCAATGGAGGGATATTGGGCTGTACAATGCGGTTGTCTTGTCGGACTTGGGCTCGAGCTCTGCAGGCACTCAGATGGCCGTGTCGTGTTACTGCCATCTGGAGTTTGAAACCACGTCATCGTTGTTCAGTCCCGGCGTGTCCACTATGACCCTTGAGACGCTGCATGCCGCTGAAGTGGCTTTGCTGTCTTTTGGCCACTTCCACGAGAACCCCATGCACTGGGCTGCCCTACGGGCGGCAGCGCTGGGGGCCCTTAAGGTGGTAGGCCCTATGCTGGCCCCGTACGTACAGCAGGCAGGCACTGCCTTGCTTAACCGCGGGGTTGCATTGTTAAGAGGCAAGCAAGCTGGCGATCGCAAGATGGTGCAGAGTCAGATGGTGGCACCCCGCAAACCGGCTGCCAAGCCCCGCCCCAAGGTTGCGCGCAATGGGAAGAAGAAAGG